ACGGGCTTAAACGGTCACATGTGACCCTCGGACAAAAACCTCCGAGCGGCTACAGATCGTCAATTCTTCATTGCTCCAAAGCTGCGACCCAGATCCATTAACGCGGTTGTTAACTCAATAGCGGGATCGGAATGTCAGTTGAAGGTTATTTATATACATATTAATGATACAAACAACTTCTCAATGGCTTTTCAGAAGCAACAACTTTCTATCTCTTTTGAGATGGTTAGCTGTGATTCTTGGACTACCGATGCACTTACACAAAGATTTAAAACTTTTTGTGGAACATGTATGTCACTTGCGTGAGCATTCTGGATCAAAATACACTGTTCAGGTTCTTAAAGAATCTAACAGAATTTTGGCCAAATACTTAGCAGGAGAACCAGTTAGATCAGCTGAAATAAATGGATGTGGAATTTCTAAATTTGGTTTGCCAACAATACTCCCTACTTCTTTTAGAAAAGAAATAGAAAGTGGTTCGTTGTCTACCATACGGTTTAGCTTGACAATCTTGTCTTTTTATAGAGCAATTTATCAAGTTCCCGAGATGAAACTTAGTACGATTACGGATCCAGCACAAGTATGTCTGGACGGTATCGTTAAATCCTTTGCGAGTGACCTACCTATTTTATTAAGTTGGTTAAAGGCGGAAGGTATTAAGTTACCAAAAATTAAGAAACCTTCATATAAATTTATTCACAGTGCAGGTCCTAACGGACAAGCTACTATCAGTGCCAGTTTTGATGCCTTAGCAATTTTGCTAAAATTTCCTCGAATTTTAAAATTCGGGTGGGATATGGGAGCACGCTTCGCGCTACTCTTCATCATCATTATTGGATTGATACGTGGATTAATTATCCTATTCACATTTCCTTTCTTCCCTCTGCCTTCTCTCTTATTAGGACGATTGTCCCTTAAAGAAGAGGCTGCTGGTAAAGTGAGAGTGTTTGCTATCTCTGATTATTGGACTCAGTCTTTTATGAGACCACTTCACAAGTGGGCTTTTGAAATACTACGTCAAATACCTCAAGATGGTACATTCGATCACCGTGCCAAAGCAAAGGAGGTCGGAGAAATTTTGAAAGAGACAGGTAACCCTGCTTATTCATTAGATTTATCTGCCGCTACTGATCGGTTTCCTGTATCTTTACAAGAAGAGATTCTTGCTAAAGTATTAGGGCCTAAATTAGCTAGCTTATGGAAATCTGTTTTAGTGGATCGTGATTACTTCCTGAAAAAGGAGAACCTTAATGTAAGATATTCTGTAGGGCAACCTATGGGTACTTTATCTTCTTGGGCGGTATTTGCTCTATCACATCACTTAGTGGTGCAATGGGCTCATTATCGTACAGGAGGAACAAGCTGGTTTCACGACTATGCCATCATTGGTGATGACGTAGTAATCATGAACACAAAAGTTGCCGAACAGTATCTGGTAATCTTAACTCATTTAGGAGTTGGAGTATCTATGCATAAATCCTTAACTTCGAAAACCGGTGTATTTGAGTTTGCAAAACAAATTCATTACAAAGGAACGAATTTAAGTGCGATTAATCCTAATGAAGCTATTAAGGCTTTTAAGGATGACGCGTTTTTGGTCCATTGGATCGAAGATTTAAAACAAAGAGAATTCAAACCTGATTTGATAAGTGTTGCTAGAGCATCTATTCGGTATTCTAGACATGAAACGATATCTCCCCACCGTAAGGTAGGAGGGATGCCGTTTTGGTCGAGGCGAATAATGATAGCACTTACTTCTCCTTTTGGACCATTCCCAGTGAAAGCTGATGTTTGGATAAACATTAACTCTCACTCGATAATATCATTAGCTAATTCGATTATACCTAGTCATAGATATAATTCAAGGTTTGCTGGTGATACTCGTCTTCTTAATGCTAATTTCGCATTAATAAGAAAAGAATGGAACCAGTTCTGTTCTCACAGTTTCAATACGTTGATACAACATATTGAATCGGCATCCCAACTTACGTTAGGGTTCCTGAGACAAACTTGGTTGGAGAAATTAATTGGATGGGCATATATAACTTTTCAAACTCCTTTTTGGTTAGTGATAACCGATAAGAAGTTTAAAAGCCACATATTCTATCCGGAACTAGTTCGTTCTAGATTCGGCTATAGTAGCCCCGCTTGGTCTCAAAGTCCTTTTGATATCTCATTCCCTATGTCAGAAATGGCATCGAGTTACAGAGACTTCAAACGTTCGATTGATTTATATCGATTCTCTAGACAAATCGCATTCTCATTACCATTGGTGAATGCTTATTCGGAGTCTCAAGGTTTTGGTCATTTGAAC